TCTGTATGTTCATCTGGTCTATACCAATAAGATATAGTAAATCCTGATTTTGCAAGTGGTATTCTACCAGAGCCTTCTGCAAATCCTTTATTTGTAGGGTCATTAGGAGTAAAATCAGTTCTTACTAAATCCGCTCTAGCAGTTGTTTGTAAATATAAATTATCATTATCAGAAGTATCACCAGTAAATGATAAGAAATAATTTTTTTCAACAGTAGGTACATCTCCACCTCTTGTTCTTCTTTGTTCTCTAAGTCTATTTAAATTACCTATAGCTTTATCTATTAAAATATTAGTATCTTCAAATACTTTTCTCGCTATATTTTCATTTATTTGTAACAAATAAATATTCTCTGGTATTTCTAACCAATTACCCCAATTTAATTTTTGATTACCTTGTTTCTTTCTTGAAACCTCAATTAACATAGGGATTAACTCTGAACTATCTACATAACTCATTGTTTTAATTTTTTCTTCATATATTTTTTTTGTTTTTGAAGCAATGGTATTTTCCATCCATTTTGAATTATTTATCTCTTCTAAAAGAGAAGATTTTTCTTTTTCTAAAGTTAAAACTTGATTAGCTAAATCAGAAGCTTCTGATTCTAAATTTTCTATAATTCTATCTTTTTCTTCTAACTCCTCTTGATGTTGAGATTTAAAAGATTTTAAATTTTCCATACCACCATGATCATTAAATTTATTATTTAATGTTTCGTGGATTTTTTCTTTATTATCTACTTGTTTTTTATTAACAGAATGTCCAAATCTCTCTTTTAATAAATCTAAACTCATTATTTAGGCCTTTCTTCTATTTGTAACGATGATAATCTTGAACGATGTGCAACCGCTTTAATTTGATGTTTAAATCCTTGATGTCCAGCAATTAATTGTGGTTCTGTTACACTATTCATTTCAAAATAATGACCATTCCAATCTACTATATCACCAATTTCAGGAAAAAATCCTGATGTTTTTAGTGTTTCTCTATGAAAATACATTTCAATTGATGCATTTAAATCAGAACCAAATTCATCCTGTTGTATTTCAGGCTCATTATATTGAATCAAACAATTTACTCTAAACCCCTTATCATAATATTTTGTTGTTGATTCGCCATACATATTTTCTTCAGTATCTTCAACCGATATTTTATAAATATCAACAGTTTGTCCGACAATTTCATCAATTAATTCTTCATTTACAACATTGATAAAATCTATTTCTTTTTTAGGAACAAAAAAAGGTCTGTTTGTAGGCACTGTTGTTTTTTCAGCCATAATATTATCCTATATAAATACCAAGAGGAGCTTTATTAAGAACTTGTTGATTAGCTTCTGCCACCTCTTGCTCTTTTCTCGCCCCCTCAGCTAATGAAAGTGATTCTAAAAATTCTTTTAATTCATCTAATAATTGTGTTTTTTCTTCTCTACCTTCAGCTTTTAATGCTTCACCATCCATTGAAACCTCACCATTTGGTAATGGCATTGTAGCATATTTACTTCTAATAATTCCAAGTAATTCTTTAGATAATGCTAAACAATATTTTCTAATCCATTGTCTACCACTTGAATTTATTTCTTGATATGTAATAAATTTATATGGAGCATTACTTGGGTCTGTTACTTTATTACTAGTATAATTTCTTGATGTTGATTCTTGTTCAGAACGAACATAATATTGAAAATATATTTTTTCACTACTACTTCCTGAACCGACATTTTTTGGAATAGGAAAGATTCTTAATTTATTATTTATAAGTTCAAATGAATAATTTGATTTTCTAATTTTATCATTTGTTTCTATAGCTTGAGCTCTTGCGATATCATATGACATAGGTCTTAATATAAATGATACGGCTGGTGCAACATTTCCCATCCCAAATGCATCTAACATTTGTCTTTGTTCAAATGAACCAGCGAATGGGTCATAAAATCTTGTTATTGCAGCTGGTCCATGATTAAATATTTTTTGTATTTCAAGTCTTGTGCCAGTTTTTTCTAAATTGGATTCCGATTCTAAATCATAAACTTGTTTTGAACTTGTTAATGTTATTGAACCACTATACATTTCAACACCACCACCTACATTTACAGCCTCACCATATTGATCTGATAACATCCAACTTGTTCCCATATGTGGAGATACAGAATCTGCTGAACCTGTAGAACTCATAGATGAACCGCTTTGTTTATTAGATGAACCATAATGTTCCCACATCCAATTTTTCATATTATAATGATTTATTTGTTGTGAATATTCTGAAACTGATTCTTCGAAAGTAGCATAAATTGAACCACTATTAAACTCTAATTGCATCACTGGATGTCCGAGTTTTCTAGCGACATATTTAGCTACATTTAAACTATCCGATTGAAACTCCGAATCTGCATCATATATTCCAAATGGGGTTGAACCTGTTACTTGTAATGTACTTGTAGGATCTTCATATATATAAGAAAATTTATCTGCCATTGATTAATCTCCAAAAAAGGTGTTATTTCTCATATATAAATATCAACATAAACAAAAAAGGGTGAGAAATAAATCCCACCCTTTTAAGTTGTTTAAAACATTTTATGAGTTCATTTAGAATCTACGATTCAACAGCCCAACTACCCATACAGTCTACAATGTACCAACCCGCTGAACCATCACCAACCAGAGTAACTCTATCACCTACACCTGAACCACTATCAAGTTGTAAGTCTTTATCATCTGCACCTGCACCATTTGATGCTCCTTCAACAACAGTATTTATTGCATTGGAATCAATACAAGAACCCATGATTTTATCTGATGCGTTTGGTGAAATATTGAAAGTATGAGTTGCTGAACCAGCCCATATAAAAGTATATATTAATCCAGATTCTGTAGCTGGTAAAGTTACAGTAGCACCGTTTGTACTTTCAAGGAATATTCGTCCAGATTCTGCTGCAGTTAAAGTAGCACCATTCGCGTGAGCTGAAGCTACTACTTTATCACCTTCATATCCTCCAGAAAATGTTACTTTTCCACTAGTGACTATTCCACCATCTATTAATGATGTCGCAGATGTTCTCTTATCTACTTTATACTTTCCTATTCTTTTTGCCATTATTTTTCTCCTAATGTTGAGTCACTACTCTCAGGAATTAATTTGTTTTTTATACTGGATATGTTTAGTGACTACTTTATCCAGTTATAGTTACTACTATAATTTTTATGATGCACTTATAGAATGTGTTCTCCAAAACGATTGTTTTTGTTTTGGAGATAATTTAGCATATTCTACATCAAGTTTAGCCAAATATGTGGCATCTACTTTATTTCTTGGTATAACACCCAATTTCATATCATAATAACAATTTGGTCCACCATTTCTTTGATCACTTATTTTAGCCATTTAATTTCTCCGTTTATAAGGTTTATACATTAATAAATATCTAATATAAAAGAAAAACTCCCCAAAAAATGAGGAGTTTTTCAACTAAGTATATTAAAAAGTTAAACTTATATTAAGTTCAAGTCTTTAATAGCAATTTTACCATAAAACTCTGGTCTAATCATTTTCTTAGCATATCTTGTCATCACACCTTTTCTTGGAGTGAAATCAGATGGATCATACACAAGAGGTGTCATAATCAATGGAACATATGGAGCATATACAGCACCAGTTTCAAGGAAGTTTGATCCTCTAAACCCAACTAATATTTGGTTTTCAGTCATATATGGATTTTTATAAACAGTAAATCTGTTTTGTAAAGAACCAATAGATTGAACACCAGCTGCGAATTGAGCTTTATTACCATCTGTTTGAGTCATATATCCAGGAATAGATTCAAGGATAGTAGCAACTTTTGGAGATACAACAACGAAGTTAGCACCACCTCTTAGAGTTAATCTGTGGATTTCGTTAGAAACCTTTTGGATTTTACCAATAAGAGTCTGGAACCATTCGAATCGTGTTCCATAGAAAGTTGTAATAGCCCAGTTGTTTTCACCAGTACCTGAACCATCGTAATCCTCACCAGGAGTTACTGACCAGTAATCTTGAGTCACTGCATCTGTGATTAACATATCAAGGATTTCTAAATCGATTTCCAATGAAATGTATTCAGACAACATTGAAGTTAACTCAGCTTCAGCGTCTACACTATGGTAAGCGTTTAAGTCTTGAGCTAATTCAGGAGTCCATACAGCTTTTAGTTTACGAGTCTTAGCAACAATTGCCTGACTTCTAAGTTGTAAGTCAACTTCTGGTATTGCTAATGAATCAGTTGTAGCTGAACCAACAGTATCCTCAAAGTCACCTCTAGCAGACTCTGTAGGTTGTTTAGAGTAAAGTACTTTAATACCGTTACCAGCTAAACCAATATCACTTCCTGAAACAAGGAATGTTACAGTAGAACTAGTACCATTTTCAACAACAGTTGTAAATTCTGGAAGTACTTGTTTTTGTGTTGCAACAGATCCTGATAAATTCCAAGAACGAGCTGCTTTATAATCAGCATTTGTAAAAGTAACATCACCGAATGTAACTTTATAAAGATTACCTAATGAAGAAGAATATTCTTGATTAAAGTTAATATCTTTATAAGTAGCAGATGCTGTTGTATATGCAGTTGCACCTACAGCTGAAGCTGGACTACATTCTGCAGTTGTAGCATGATTAATAGAATAATCAAATCTACCTTGTCCATAAAGTCCACCAACACCATATGGAGATGTTGAACCTGATGGAGAGTTAGGACCTGTTTTACCAGCAAGTGAATTTACATCACCACCTGGTACAGGAATATTAGCGTTATTACCAAAACCATCAGCACCAGTTCCAGCAGCTGTTTTACCATATTTAAAGTCTAAGTAAAATACAAGACCTGAAGGTAAGTTCATTGGTTGAACTGACACAAAGTCTTGAGATGCAATTTCACCAAAGATTCTACGAACCAATGGTAAAGCTACACCAGACCATTCTTCTGAATTAGCAGCTGCAGTGTTAGAACCACCTGCACCACCACCAGTAGAAGAATTTTCGTTAATTAGCTGTCTTGCTTGGTTTTCAAGAAGAGTAGCCATCCCACTTTTTTGAAAATCCTCATTTATACCATCAAGAAGACCTGTTTTATCCCATTTTGAAACGAGAGCTTTTGCTTCAGTGGCTTGTTTTTTATAAGGACTAGCATCGAGTAGGTTTTCATTAATATAATCACTCATTATTAATCTCCCTATACTAAACCTGCTAATTTCTTAAATCGGTTAGCAACTGATGTCTCTTCAGTAATCACTTTTTGTGATTCTTTAGAAGGTTTAGTTGAACCGGTTTTAGAACTAGCTGATTCTTTAATAGAATGTTTTCGAGCAATTGAACCATTATCACCGAACTGTTCTGCAAGTGTAGAATAAACAAGTTTAATCTCTCTTGTAGTTTGAGCTCTGTCAAATGTTTCAACCACTTTAAGTTTTTGGTTATTGTTTAAAGTAAATTCTTTAAACAGTTTGTTTGTAAATAGCAATTTAGCATTTAGAATGTTCACTTCATGAAGTTTGTCTTTAAGAAAATGAACAGCTTGTTTATATTCTTTAAGCTCTTCACCTAATTTTTCGACATCAGTAGATGAAGTACCAGTACCTACACCTGAAGATGCATCTGTTGAACCACGATTGTTATCAGATTTACCGATATCAGATGATTTATCAAGTTCTTCATCAACTTTTTCATCATCGTCATCATCGTCATCATCGTTGTCTTCACCTTCAAGAGTAATTTCATACTCTTCTTCTACTTCTTTTTTATCTTCATCTTCTTCTTCACCTTCACCGATTGTTCCACCTACATGTTCAGGTTTTTCACCTGGATCACTTTCATCGTAAGCGTCATCTTCTTCAGCTAAATGAGATGCATCTGTTTTACCTACTTTTTCATCGTAAGCATCGTCTTGTTCAGAAAGTTCTGATTCAAGTTCTTTGATAACAGCTTCAAGGTCAAGGTTACCCTCTTCCTCTTCCTCTTCCTCACCACCGAATTCATCGTCTTCGACAGCAACAGGAACTTCGTCATCAACAGGAACTTCTTCATCACCCATTTCATCATCTTCATAATAGCCTTCTTCAGCAGGAACTTCCTCGTCACCGAATTCATCATCCGCAACAGGAACTTCATCTTCCATATCATCTTCTTTAAGTTTAGCAGATAACATAGATTTCAGTTGAGGTGTGAATGCTTCTTCTAAAGCCATTTTAGCATTTTGTAAAGCTGTTTCTCTAACTGCTTTAGCATCTGCAATTGCTTCTTTTAGAATATCACCCATGATATTTCTCCTAAATATTATATTATTTGGAATAAGTTTATTTGGAAACTTAATATGTGTTAAGTTATATTTAGACACCGTATAGACATTGACGGTGTATTTAGAATTGTTCGTATATAAATATATAGTTATTTATAAAAACTTAATAATTTTTTTTAATTTCTTGATATTTATTTCTTAATTTTGCTAAATTTTTTCGTTCTCTACGAAGTTTTGATGGTTTTTCATAATAAGATTTTTTTCTTAAATCTAACATTAGGTTACTTTCTTTAACCATTTTTTTAAATTTTCTTATTGCAAATTCTACATTACCATCATAAACATCTATTTGTAAACCTTGTAATTGTTTTTTAGGTTTTCGCCTAAAATTCTTTCTTTTTTTCATATTACCTCTTTGTTTGTTTTACATTTTTCCTTTTGAAATTGTTTTTACACCTATACGAGCTCCAGCTAAATATTCTACTACCGAATCAAATAATTGTTTAGTTGTTATGATTCTATAATGATTTCTAACTTTATCAGACGGGTTTTTATCAATTTCAACTTTTCCTTTTAATTTAAACGGCATAGATTTTACTACCTTTATAGCTTTTTTCATATCTTTTTTAGGAACATATATTATTCTCATCTGAGTATGACTAATTGCTTCTTTAATAATTTCCCTAATTTTTTTTCTTAATTTTTGTTCCGCAAGTTGTTCTGATTTAGATTTCAAAAACTCTTTTGCCAAATATCTTTCTCTTCCGTATTGAGCTTTACTCCATTTCTTTTTCATAGACATAGGCATTTCATCTAAACTCACACCTTCGTTATTCACCATCCAAGCCACTCTACGAGCGTCTGAATGATATACTTTCTTATAACGATTCTCTTCTAATTTTTTCATCCACATTCTTACTTCTTTTACTGTGAATCTTCTTTTCTTGGATTCATTTACTGAATCGTGTATATGAGGGACATACATACTTTTTAAATTCTGAGCATCATAAGCATCAAAACCATATTTGGATTCTAATTGTTTTAATTCATAATAAGAATCCATATGTTGTTTTGTTTTTTCTACTAAATCTTTAAGTTTAGGTTTCAAAACTTTTGCTTGTTTAGGATATTTTTCAGATAAAGTCTTTATTATTTTTATTTGTTGTTTTAAATATTGACCATCATTATCTATATCCCCAATTTCAGGTTTGGGTGTTGGTTCTAAAGGTATTTTATCAAGGTTACTTTTTCTATCTCCAAAGTAACCGGTTCTCTTACCGCCGGAATCGGTTCTCTCACCTTTTAATGCCTTATAATCTAACCACATTTCCTCACCAATTTTATAATCCTTTTCATTTTTTTGCCAATCCATTTCTCCATCTCTCATAGCTATCAAATCTTTATTCAATGCATAACTAGCTTCTTGAGCTTCACCTGTAATACTTTCATTGTCTATTCTCATTGAATGCATTTTCTTTGCACCATCTTCCATATAATCAAGTAAATTTTCAGCTTCATCTTTTGGTAACTTTTTAAAAACATCCTCTGCGTATGTATTAGAGCTCATAAAAGTAGCAGAAATTTCTTTTCCTAAATCCTTATATTTCTTTTGTAAAGGTGATAGTTTGTCTTCTGGATATACATCTCGGCGTTTATCTTTTGGTTCATCTTTTGGTTTATCTTCTTTAGCGTCTATATTAGGATTTTGAATCATTTTTAAAATTTTGTCTCTAGCATTATCAACCATATCGGTACTGTCATCACGCACACCTTGTTCATTATCCCTAATAAAATCTAAAGAATTATTAATTGAATCAACAAGGTCATCAGGTATACTTTCATAAACATCATCGTGATCTAATAATTCTCCTATTTCATCAGCCATACCAAACATAACTAAAGATCCCGCATCATCATATCCTATATCTTTTGCTGTGGAATCTAGTACATCTTGTTGCATTTTAAGATTTGCTGCATCGGCTGCGTCCATAGATTGTTTAGCTAAATCTCTAGCTTTCATAACACCTTTTGCATCAGCAGATGTTTTTACACCTTTTGGTACTTTTGGATAAGAAGGACCACCTACATCATATTCGCTATCATCATCTTTTGTAGGTTTTCCGCCTTTGAAAGGAGGTTCATCATCAGGTTTTTCAGGGTCAAATGGGTCTGCTTTAATTTTTGCTGTTTTGGTTGGTTTTTCTCTACTCTTTCTAACTGATGGGTCTCTTTCTCCAGGATGTGGTTTATCATCTTTTTTGAAATCAGGATGACCCGCAACCGTACTTGCAGGGACCATATCCCCAGCTGCGTTTCGTACCATTTTTTCTTTCGATTTAAACGGAACAAACTTACCAGAATCATCTTTCTTAAAGGTAGGAGCAGATTTATCCTTCTCTTTACCTTTTTCTTTATACTTACCATATCCTATATGAGTATATTTGTCGTCATCTTCTTCAGACACGACAGATCTAATTGAATTTCTTATTAATTCTTTAAGCTGACTCTTCGTTAGTTTCACCCTCTTCCTCCTCAATTAATTGTGCTTCACTCAAACAACCTCTAGCGACTGCTGTGTGAGCATCTTCTACTAATGTAAATTCTTTAACTGGAATAGGAAACTCATCTTGATTAAATTGTTCTCCTACTACTTCCATAAAACCTTTAACCAATGATGTTCCACCACCGAATACAATCGGTATAGCATTTGGGAAGTTTGGAACACTTTCAGCGTTTTCAAACTGATGTTTTAAATTTGTCAATAAGTAATTCACTAACGCTCCATAATAACTTCTAATAGCATTAATGATATTATACTCATCACTTCCCTCATTATAAATATCATTTATTGCACTTTTGGTTAAATCTAAATTACTTGAACTTTCTTTTATTGAAATCACTTTTGCTTTTGTTACTCCACAATCTGATGCTACATTTTCATCAATCCAATCTCCACCTCTTGCAACAGAGAAAGAGAGTGCACTCATCCCTTGATACATCACACATATGTTACACATACCAGCACCCATTGATATTGCAATCCCTGTTAAATCATTATCTACGAGTCCTTCGTAAGCGAGAGCTACACTCTCTTCTATAACTTTAACATCGTATCCATAGGTTTCAATAATTTGTTTCAATACATCTTCGTGATAAGAAACTTCTCTTGTCTGGTCTATTGGTTTTGCTGGAACACAATAAACACAAGTTTCTTTTCCTTTTGCTTTACCAATCAATTCACCTATAATAGCATTCAATACAGGTAAAGCATCTTTTTCTTTTGGATTCAGTAATCCCTGAGACATTGGTCTCTTTAATTCTGTTGTACTAAATATTTGTGCGTAATTAAAAGCATGTTGTCCAACGATGTGAACCTTACCTGCTTTTTCTACGAAAGGTATTCTTTGTCTTTTTAACATTCGTTTGACTTGATTTGCATCTCCGTCAACGGTTAAGAATACATTTCTTTGTTTTTTTATACTTTTATCTGTGGCTGTTATATAATAACTTGTTCCACAATCTAAGCCTTTTGCCATATTAACCTCTCAACTTTTTAAGTTTATTTTTTTGGGTTTTTACTTTACCCTTTATTTTTTCATCTAATTTAACACTACTCTCATCTGATTTTGTGTCCATTATCATATTTTTCTTTACATCTACTTCAATTGGGCCCATATCTTTTTTAACTTTTGTTTCCTCTATCACCGAAGTTTTTACTACCTCTCCGATATTAAAGTTGGGAGACTTTTGAAACTTAAAGTTTTTTGAAACCCATATTAGTAAAATGTAACAACCTAAAAATATTTGCCATATTAAAGCACTATAAATTAGGAAATGAACGAAATGATGAATTAAATCACCGTACATAATTACCTCTTGTTTAATTCTCTAGCAAATTGTCCAAGAGCAGGTATTCCAACTACTCCACCTACATCTTTTAAACTTGTTTTAGCTTCTTTCATATCTTCACCATCTCTAGCAGCTAAATCTTCTTCATCACCACCACCATCTGGTGCTTTATCACTATCTAAAGCTTCTTTCATATCTTCACCATCTTGTGCTGGTGAATCTGGAGCAAGACCATCGGGGTCATTAACTGTTTCTTTTTTCATAGCTTGTTTGATAGCTTTATCTTTATTATCCATATATTCTTCGTCATCAGGTTCATTTTTACCATCATTATCCATATCACCTTTATCTTCATTTAAACCTTCATCAATTTCATAGTAACGATTAAGGACATGTCCAATATCTTCATAAAGACCAGTTAGTCTTTGATTAAGAGCATGTGATTCTTTCGCTACTTTTTGAAATTCCATCACACTACCTTTTAGATGTTTCATATTTTTATTAACTGTTATCTTGTCAAACCATTCATCTTGTTCACCAAGAATATGTGAATGTGCAGATTCTGCAACTTGAGCAAGTTGTTTTGCTATTTCCATTATATTACCATTATTGTAAAGTTGTTTTCCGACAATACCATAGTTTTTAACACCTTCAATTACTTGATGTTTATCAACTTTTGGTGTTTCATCAAATACTTCACCTAATAAGTCTTTTAGTTTTTTCATTATTTGTCTCCCATTTTAAAAAAATATTATTTTTATTATAATTCCTGTTAAAGCTGTATAAGCTATCCACATAGCATGCGTTACAGTTTGTTTCCATCTTAATAACGCTTTAAATTCGTCAGCGTCCAGTTCTTTTCTCCAATAAGTGTTTTTATTAACACGAACAATCAATCCATCTTCTGGATCTAATAAAATTTCTTTAATTTCATTTACTGTTTGATGTATCTCATCAAGTTGTCCATTTGAATAATTAGCTTCTAAACATTCTAATTTTTCAATTATTTCTTTGTTAGTAATTGGCATTATTTTCTCTTTGCTGTTCTATTGTTCATTGCCTTTGTTCCACCAAAGTATTTTCTAAATCTATCAACGATTTTGTCTTTGGTTAATACTTTTTGTAAAAATTCTACTTCATAAGGATATGCTCTTGATAAATCACCTTTTTGAAATCCTCTAACTAAATCAAAGAAATCAATTACACCCGCTTTCGCCTTTGACATCCAATCTTTTACTACTTTACCTTGTAGTTTTCTTAATTCTTTTGAATAACTCCTTAATGCGTCATCAACAACTTTTTTAGCTTCATTTGATGAAAATGGAGGAGGTGATGTTACACCACCAAAACCTTCACCTAATCCTTGTTTTCCTCTCATATAATCAAATACTGATGATAAATAATCTTCAGCCTTTGTTATTTTAGATTCAACCCATTCAGGTAAATCTGTATCTACATCAAACTCTTTTTTTAACATAGTTGCTAACTCAACAGTTCTATTTAATTGACCTTGAGCCATTTTACCTTCTTTATCATCATCTTCATTGACTTTAAAAGGTTTTCTGTCTTTATCAGTATAAACCTTACCTAATTCTATATCTTTTAATAAGTCTTGAAGTTTCACTACATTCCTCTTTTAATTTTATTAATATACATTGTCAATTCTGATGTTGATATACCTAAAGCTTTTACAACTTGATATAAAATTGATACTTGTTTGATTCTAGTAAGATTTTTAGTTTTAACTTTATCAATAAATCTATTCATAAATCTTTTTACATCAGCAGGAATTGAAGTTTTTTCTAAATCAGCTTCATTGATTTTTTCAATTTCTTCTCTAATAATTTCTTTTAATCTAGTTTTGGTTAGTTTCATTATTTTCCTCCAATTACATTTTTATAAAGTTTTTCGAATTTAAGTTTAAACTCAATCCAATTTTTTTTATAAAACCTTTGAAATTCAACAGATTGTTTTTTATATCCAGCTTTACCTAAATCTTTTGCCATATATTTTAAATAATGGTCTAAATCTTTAAATTCCTTTTCTATCATTTTTTTGTTACTACTATATAAATAGTCTAAATCTTTTTTTGGTGCTTCTTTTATTAAATCTTTTAGTTTCATTATCTTGGTTTCCAAATTGGCTTATCTTTACTTGTCCTAAATTTTAATTTTTTAATATCAAATTGAACGCTATCAACAGCCTTTCCAAAAGTACCTTTTAATGGTTTAACATAAATTTGTTTTCTATCAATTTTAATTATCTTTCCAAGTTTCAACCACGAATCCCATTCAAAAAAATCACCAACTTTTGGTTGTATCACTTCATTAAGTTTTTCTTCTTTAAGTTTCTGAACTCTTTTATAATGTTTTTCAGTATCTTTTAATTTTTTAAGTAAATCTTTTAAAACTCCTTTAAATTCTTTCTTTTCCCAATCAGGTGTTCCTTTGTAATTAACCTTATCTTTAGCATATGCGATTTGACCTTTAAGACTATCAACTTCTTGTTTAATTAGATTAAGGAAATGTGACTTGTTAAATTCTTTTAATAATTTTTTTAATTTAATCATCGTCTATCTATTCCTAAATATTTAGCCTTACTTTTATTTAACCAATTTACTAATTCTTTTTCGTTTTTAAATTCTTTTGAATAACTATCACCAATAGCTATAATTCCTTTTCTACCTTTGTAAATATTAAAACTCTCTCTACCAATGGTGACTTTTAAAGCATCATTATCATATGCACCTGGTAAAGATGATACCTCACCACCTGGCATATATAAATACTTACCTTTGAATTTAAATTTTCCTTCTGATAATTTTTTCTTCCTTTGGACATCAGCAAGTGTCGGAAGTTTTTCACCAAACTTTCGTTCCCATGCATATGATTCTTTTAATAAGTCTTTTAACTTAATCATTATAAAGCTCCCCAAGCATCTTTCCAATTGGAAAATTTTTGTTTTAATTGTTTTAATAATAATTTATCTAATGCATCTCTTGTAACATTTGTTTCATTTGCTCTACGAAGATACATTGTTACTTTTTCAAGAGTTCTGTATGCCTGTTCTAATTTTTTATCCTTTACACCACGAGCCAAAGCCTGTCTAGCTTCACTATGATTATTTCTATTTGTCATAGCAGCTGCTTTTTTGATATAACTTTGGTCTAATTCTTTTGCTTCTGTTAATATATTTTTTAATTTTATCATCTTGCTACTGCCCATAAAGTGTTTAGTAATTGTTTTATATTTTGGTCACCTAATTTTGTTAATATACCCCTCATTTTATTATTTACTTTGGAATACACAGTAGTTAATAAATTAGCGGTTTGTAAATCTATTCTTACACCTTTATATTTTTCATGTTGTTTATTTTTTAAAACTCTAGCAGCAACATCAAATATTGATTCTTTTGCTTCTTTAAGTTTTCCTTCTTGTTTAACCCAACTGATTTTAGACATCCTATCGTGTTCAGCTGCGTTCATAATAGCTAATAAACCATACTTTGATTTTGGAATCTTTAATTTTTCAATTGCTTTCTTTTTAGCATCCCATAAACTCGTACCATCAATCGGGTATTTTTTTCTATTCCAAAATGCATAAAATTTAGTTTCTGTAAGTTTTCCTTCTTTTTTCAACCTACTCTTTTCAGCTCTTCCTCTATTCTTTGATTCAGCTTCAAACCCTACAATCTTTCCACCTTTATGTGATGCATCTTTACCATCACCAT